AAGTCAGAAGCCATTTGCAATACAAGATTAACAGTAGGAACAACTAATAATGTCTTTCCTCCATAATATTCATAAAGCAAATAGATAATAAGACTCTTACCTGAGGCTGTAGGTGATAAAACCAGGCGCCTACCTGATCTAACACACTTAATGAAGGCATTTAGTTGATAATCTCTTACCTCAAAAGGAAGATGTAATGTCTTGATAAACTCTTTTGCTTCTACTACTGAAAATTCTTTATCAGTATTAGGGTTTGTATATACAACTTCATAATCTCTATCTCTTGCAAATTTCTCGACATGATCCCTAAGACCAACATAAAGTTGGTGTTTAACAGTGGAGAAAAGATGTATATCACCCGACCACACTTTGCTTTTGTATAGGGGATGATGAAAGTACCCAGGAACTTTAAATGTAAAGTAATCATCCAACTCAGCTGCAATCCCACGGTCACACTCATAGCGATCGTAGACAGCATTGAATGGATGAATGGTTATTAACTCAGTCAACCTTCTCCTCCTTGCCATCTTATAAATGTAATAGCGTCCTTGATCAAAAATCCACGCCCACTCACGGCTTTAACTATCTGCTCAAGGGCCTCCACCTTAGCCTTTGAATACTCTACTTTAAGTTGAAGGTCAATAATTTCTTTATCAACCTCAACATATTTTGGTGCATCATTACGTAAGATTTTACCCCTAGCAGGGAACTCTTTTGGGTCTCGAGTAGCAGCAGTTTCCTTCGAAGGTCCTTCGGTATAGTAGGTATAAACCTCTAGATTCTTCTTTCTCAAATCAATTTCAAGTTGTTTTAAAGCGAGTTTTTCATAGACATAATGCTTGAGATATTTTTGATGTAAATTCTGAACATTGGACGCCTCTTTGGCAAGTTCAGATCTGTCCATTTTAGCATCTTTTTTCCATTCGTCAAGGATTTCTTCAAGTGTCATATTTTGGGTTCTTTATCAAAAGAGGTTGACCAGGCTTGTATCTTTGGGGATTTGGAATGAATAGGCCGCAAAGGACACCATATATCGTTGCCTTTCCTAGAAACCAGGAAGACAAACGAACTACTCGAATCTTCAAGAAAAAGATTCCTAAGTACTCAAAGACATAGAACATGGTTCGGTAAATATTCATTATTGCATAGTATCAGATAGTTTGAAAGGTGTCAAGGAATAAAAATATCCTAAACAAAACCCTTGACAAGTTTCTGCTATTTCTGTATAATTGAGCAATAGAGCACATATGGGACATAAGTTTCTCACTTCACAAACACTCATTACTCTTCGATCATTGAATAAAAATTCTAAGAAAAAGATAAGGTTGAAAGCGTAGCTTTCATGAAAGCGTTAGCTTTCATTACTTAGTACTAAAAAGTAAAATCTTCTAGAAATATCTCAAAATCGGTATATCTAAAATTGGCTGTTGCGGTTGAATACTGAACTGTGTCTGCTACTGAGGTGAATTCCAGGCTACTAAGTGCCACTGGAAATGCATCATGAAATGTCACTTCAAAAATAGGATTTTTTGAAGAATCTAGAACCATTAGTACTATATCAGACTTTAATCCTAAACCTGAAATCTTAGACTGATCTTTCAATGTTTTATATGCTGGTGTAGGCCAAGTGCTACTACCACGCAACCAAGAAGCTATTTCCTGATAATCTGCTAAATCTTCACCAACTTTGAACTCAATATTCAGGGTATCAAACATCATATGCTCACCCTGAAAAGGAATCTGTAAGTTAGGAATAGATTCTTGTGGTGTAGCAGTTGAAATGCCTGGTATGTTTATTTTTTGCACAAACCATTGAATGTTCGGTGCACGTTTCATTACCAACTTAAACCCAACGGGATTAAGAAAATTCCGTTGGTTGGGTTGCCCCTCGAGCGCAGTCATTAGGCTTTAGGAGCTGCAGGAGCTGGTGTTGGAGCAGGAGCTACTGGTGCTGGTGCTGCAGGCTTAGGAGCTGGATTTGGTTTCTTAGTAAGGGTTGTGAGTTCAGCTACTGCATCAGCAAAATCCTCATGAGATGCTTTAAGTTTTTCAACAAGTGCACCAACTTCATTGTTATCAACAGCTGTAGTAATTTCATCTGCAATACCCAATACTAAAACACTAGTTGCTCCTTTTACTGTTCGAACAGAGGCAACACGTTCTTGAAGGGGGACTAGGTCAATAGGCATTTTTTTCTCCTTAATTGATTATAGGGTATTTATAACGAAAAGGGCCCAAACAGGGCCCTTTTGTATTAATGTGTTTCTTGATATTACATCAAGTTTGCGATACCAGAACGACGATAGTAAACGTTACTATCCTGAACTAGTGCACCAGAACCCTTTGTCGCACCCTGTGCGAATGGGTTAGCAACCATTCCGTAACGAGTTTTGAAACCGATCTTTGGCTGGAATGTGTTAGGATCTACTGCACGAACCATCTGGAGAGGAACGTATGGGCAATAGAACAAACCAGCATCGAATGGGTTCGAACCCTTATAACCCAATGTAGCATAATCACCACCAAGAGCATAAGGATCAATATAAACTCTGAAACGACCATTGAGGACACCGGCGAATGTGTTGCCTGTATCATCAACCGAAAGGCTGTTGCTGTTTAGAGCAGGAGTGTAGTCAAGGACACCAGCCATCTGAAGAGCAGACGCAACGTCTGAAGTACAGATGATGATATTACCCTTACCACGACGAGTATCTTTCGCGATCTGATTGGCTTCTGTTTCAAGGTGCATCATAAGACCCTTGTACTTTTCAACCAACCAACGACCGTTTGAATCTACGTCGAGGTCGAAGTTACCAACTGTGGTAACATTTCGCTGTGAGCCTGAAACTGCGGTTACGTTGATTGCACGAACCACTTCACGATTTATTTCTGCAAGAAGTTCTACAGAAAGAATGTTTGAAAGTTCAGTCTCTGCATCAAGACCATGAATTGCCTTCAAGTCTTGTGCCAATTCCATTGAGTATTCAGCCTTTAGAGCACGAGAACCTGCTTCAACCATGACCTTCTCGATTGAGAATGACATTTCTGGGAATATAGTAGTTGTTGAACCACCTAGACCTTCAGCAGTGAATGTTTTTAGTGCACCAGAGTAGTTATACGCACTATTACCTGCTAGGTTTGAATAGGCTGGAGTTCCACCACCTGGATCGACTGGAATGCTGTAGGTTGTGTTTGAACCTACGTTATTCGAACCACCACCTGGGTTGGTAGCTACGTTACCTTGTGAAACGCTTGTCTGTGTGTTTGCAGTTGCGTTAGCACCACCCTTCGAAGCGAAACCTGTGTTTGCTTCGTAGTAGAATGCTTCAGGACCTGCTGAGTTCGCAACACCAGAAGCTACTGGAGCGTAGCGAGAGCGCATAGCAAAAATCAGGCCTGTTGGGCCTGTCATTGGCTGTACACCTGCAATGTCGTATGCAACGAGGTTTGGCATTGCACGTCGAACCAAGGAGATCAAAACTGGATCGAAGGTGTCAATGTTACCTGTTCCTGCGGTTGAGCTCGAAAGCCCCATTGAGTTTGTAGGAGCTACAACAGTTTCACTCATTAGGAACTGTGAGTGATCTGCATAAATTCCCAACTCACGCTGAGTGTTTTCAAGCATTTGAGCAGTAACATGCCTACGTAGAGGATCCTTGATATTTCCAAGGTCTGCGTGCTCGAGGATTGGCTTCCACTTTGCCTGAATTTGTTCTGCTGGCCCAGCCATTGTCATTGACATCTATTTTCTCCTTATTTTGAACTCGTATTATTTATTGAAATAGATAACTTAACGCTGAATTGTGCGTGAAATTGCATCAGCATAAGCCTTCATCTGAGGATCAGCAAAACCCTTTTCTTCTGGTTTTGCATTATCTTCAGACACCTCTTCAAGCTGCTCAGTCAGAACAGATTTCTTAGCATCCTTTACAAAGTGAGATTCCTTTAGGGTTTCTACTTTTTGCGCGAAAACATCAAGGTCTTCTGCATCAATATTCTTAACAAGATCTCGGAGCTTTTCAGCTTCAACCAATGTCAATCCTTTGACTGCTTCTTCTACAATATCCTTAGCAACTGCTTCTTCACGAGCACTCTTTAGATCTGCATTTTCAGCAATAAGTTCATTTAGTTTGGTTTCGAGATCATTAACTGTATTTGAAAGTTCTTCAACTACATCAACTTTTTCGGCTGGAATTTCAATGTGGTGCTCTTCAAATAGAGCCTTCAAACCATTCATGAAATCTTCTGTTATTTCCTTATGCAGTGAAGAGGTAACTGCTACCTCATTATCAGTTAACCACTGCTCAGCAACATAGTTGAGATATTCATCAACTTTTTGGGTGAGGTCGGTTTCGTAAG